TAACTATTGGAGTAAGGCCGTTATAGTTACACCACGCTTTGGTTAGCTGACCAATCTCTGTGCCGCTGGTGTTTCTGAATACCGTGGGTGTCGATTGTTCTGACTGTAGAACGTCTGCTTTTACTGTGCCTGCCATTATAGAACCGTCCATGTAGCGCCATTGGCGACTGTCACAGTTCTGTTATTAGCGACTGTGATAGGACCAGGCGTCATAAAGTTGTATGTATTGCTAACAGTAACATCAACATTGATAGTTGGTGTGCCACCAAAGAATGGTAGAGTTGTTAGTTCAATATCCGATGAAATGCCAGCAGAGTCTAACGAGATAGCGGCGTTAGGATTAGATGGGTGTTGTAGGTTTACGAGTTTCAGTGTGGACATTACTGTGCAATCTCCCAAACGGTCATCTGGATTCTAGCAGATGAACCCGTATAATTATATAAAGCATTACCAGTTCCGTTGATAATTACTGTGCCGGCGTCGATACCACCTCTTACTGAAATAGTATCGGTAGTTGTTCCCCATGATGCAAAAGAGTTATTAAGAGATAGGCACGACATATTCAGATTGCCAGCAAAATGACTATACAAAGGTGATCCGCTGTTTGCCGCAATAAAATTACCACCTCTCCATAGAGCAAGCCATACTCTATCACCGCTGTTTGCTTCTTCTGACAATGCAATAGTGCTGGTCTGTACCAGAATTAAACTACTTGCACTTAATGGTGTAAAGTTTAGGGAGAAGATTTGAACACCATTAGTAATTGTGGAAGGAGCACCAGCCGTACCACCTGACAAAACGCCATCAAGAGTATTCACCTGCACTTGAATGACACAACCCGTAGGCAATGCAGCAGCCGGAATAACTCTGCTGGTAGCACCTGTTGTAATCAGATTGCCATTTTCAGCAGGCGCTTTAATAGTATATGTTGACGCCGTTGAAGGAACATCAATTGATACTGAACCACCACCTGTAGAGTTTAGCTTAATTGGCATATTCTATCTCTCAAATCTCTTTGTATTTAGTCTTACTCATAGAGAACATTGACTGAACCAGCATCAAACGTATCAGCACCATTTGTAGTCAACCTTAAACGATCAACTGCACCTGATAATGTAACGCCGCCCGCACCAAAATGTATTCCCTGATAAGACCCGCCTGTAATTGCAACACTACTTTGTGATGTCCAACTGTTGCTTCCCAAAAGGGTTATGAACATCGAACCATACAATATATTACCGGCAATACCAGTCCATCCAGCCACTGATGTTACGGGAAACCCCGTAGATATTGTACCACCAGAAGTACTACTGTATGCACCATAACCAGAGACACAGCTATAACCACTAGTCTGCAAACTTCCAGACCCAAGTTGAACTTGTATGATAGCCGTTCCGGTTGCCGAAATGCCGTTGAATACAACAGTAATTCTCTTAACACCAACAGGAATACCAGTGAAATCGACAGCGGTACCAGAGGCATTCTGTGCCGTCATGCTATTCAGAACACCAGTTGTAAGTAGATTGTTGCCGTCTAATACGATTGCCATTGTCTATTCCTTAGTTACCGAATACGTTTGCTGATAAAAACGGACAATCATTTCCCGCCGAGGACATATTGGACGATTGAACTGTAGCTGTGGATACAGTGTTTGTGTTATTTCTACCAGAGGCAAGAGTTACGTTTGTAGTACCGGAAGTCCATTCTGCGGTTGCAATCGGCGCATAATTAGCATCCGACATGCTGTTCGTAAAATTCAAAACATAGATACCTGTGCTACTTTTTGTAACACTACTTATATTATAAGATGCTCTAACGGCTGGAGTTCCGCCGCCATTGTAGTTTAACCATCCTAAAGAATTAGTCGTCTTACCATTACTCTGTAACTTCACAATACCACTACCATCTGCGGAAGTGATAAGGCCGTTTGTTGCTTGTGCGTTGATTGTTACTGGCATTGTTATCTCTTATCTGTGAACCGAGACATGTAAATAGTTGCTGTCTGTGGCTGCATTATTACTATCTCTTGTTTCCAAACTTGCCCTTCCTGATGTTTGTGTTCCTGCGGCTGTATCGCCACATCCAGGATAGGCGCCGCCATAATTGTTTGGCTGTGCGTTAGCGTTTGTTGCATGTTGTGAATCGGTCATTGAAGTTGTAAAAGCGATAAGATAGTAACCAGCAGTTCCTCCACGAGTAACACTGGATACATTGAAACTCACTCTTACCGCAACAGAACCTGATACACCGTTAAAGTTTACCCACGACTTACAGATTTGACCTATCTCTACACTGTTACCATCTCTAAAAACAGGAGCAGTAGCCGCTACTGAACCTTGTACCGTATCGCTATAAATCGTTCCGTATGGCATAATCTCTCCTTATAGAACCACAAATTTACTATTAGCTGACACAGTAATAGACACACCGTTAGGTAGTGTTAAAGGACCTACTGCCAATGCGCTGGTGCTGGCAGGAATTGTATATGATACTGCCAATGTCTGACCATTAGTTCTAATAGGAAAGTCACTTGACCACTGTGTACCATTATAAGTTTCCAGTGTCTCTAATGTAGTATTAAAGCCTGTTTGCCCCTCGACTGGCGATGCTGGTCTGGTTGCTGTAGACCAAGTCGGAAATGTCGCACCAGTAGTTCCGTTTAATACGATTGGCATTATCTCTCCTTACACCACTGTCCAAGTTGAACCAGTTGGAATTGTAATTGTAACACCAGCACCAAGTGTTACAGGACCAGCAGTCATGGCGTTCTTACCACTTGTGATAGCATAATCTGAGGTGATGTTTGCTGTGTTCTCATAGAAAGCATCGTCAGAACCACCACCAGTTGCACCACCACCGATAGCACCCCAAGTACCAGCTTTATAACCTTCGAAGGTATTTAGAGTAGTGTTATAACGGATCATACCGTTAGCAGCCGTACCGGGTCTTGCTGCGGTTGGTCCGGTTGGAACTGTTAGACTGTTATTGACAGTGAACAGAACGTTACCAGAAACAGTAAGTGTTCCGTAGTATGTGGTTGTGCTATTGGCTAGTAGTGTGTTAGCATATGAGTAACCAGCATTGGCTACAGCATAAGCGGCATTAGCAGTATTTGATACTGGATTGATATAGCCAGTAATGATAGCAGCTTCAATAACCGATGATGATGGATTAGTTTCAACCCATGAACTGGTGTTAGCTGGATCGGTATAGTAGATGAACAGCTTACCAAGATCAGAGTTCCACCATAGACGACCAGAAGAAGCACCAGTTGGAGCAGTCTGACCGACATTGGCACCACCAGCATTTGCTCTATCATATGCAGCGTTAGCAGTTAGATATGCATTGTTAGCAGTTCTAAATGCAGGCTCAACTTGAGGAGCAACGTTGTTAGCCACAGCAAAAGCAGCATTGGCAGTATTGAATGCCATGTTTGCTGTATTGTAGCTTGGTGTTACCTGTGGAGCCACATTGTTAGCGGAATCAAAGGCAGCATTAGCATGAATGAAGGCTGCATTACTGTTAAAGTATGCCAAGTTAGCTGTGTTATAACTTGGAGCAACCTGAGGTGCTACGTTATTAGCTGAATCAAAGGCAGCGTTGGCAATGTCATAAACAGTATTGGTTACTGTCCAGTTAGAGTTGACAGAAGCATAGATTGTATTACCTAAGCTATAAGCAAGGTTAGCGTTCTGATAAACAGGAATGATAAAGCTGGTATCAATTCCTACCTCTGATGGGAAAGCCTCTACCCACTGTGCCGAATCGGCATCAATGTAGTAAATGTATAGCTTACCACTCTCGGTATCCCACCACATATTACCACCAGCTGGTAGTGAAGGAGCGGTGTTGCTTACCTTGACAGAAGCGGTACCAAGTGGAATGCCATTGATAAGAATGTTAGAAGCGTTGATAGAACCAACAACGTCAATCTTGTAGTTTGGATCAGTTCTACCGATACCAATGTTAGCACCACCAGCACCGTCTTGAATACGGAGAACTTCATTACCAGCTAATGTGCCACCAGTAAAGAATGATAGTGACTTATAAGCGGTAGAGTTAGCGGTACCAATTGCAAGATTGCCGTTTGATGTATAGAGATAACCATCATGGGCACCAGCAATGGTGAAACCAGGATTTGCAAATTGAGATGAATTGATACCAAGATCAATATAATCGCTTGTATCATCACCATCATCCGCAGTTGCAACGAAGTCAGAAGAAGCCTCTGAACCAGCGTTAGCATTACGGATGTTTAGCTGTAGATAAGCGTTCTCTGAACCTTCAGCACTAAAGACCGCACCAGCCAGAGTGGTGGTTGTAGCACCGTTAGCAATAACAGTGACAGGATACAGTGGATTAGTTGTTCCGATACCAACAAAGCCATACTCGGTGATTGTTAGAATTGGAATGTTACCAACACCATGATTGAATAGTGTTAGACTATCGTTAGCACCGACTGAAATACGACCGACACCCTCAACATAATCGACTACGATACCATCAGTGAATGGTCCTCTGTAATCCCAGCGAGAATAAAAGCCATTGTTGGCGGTAGTAGAACCAGAGATCGTTAGATTACCAGCAAATGTTCCTGTAGTATTGGCAAGAGCATTGTTAGCCTTACCAAACGCTGCATTAGCTGTATCGTATGCATTATTGGCTGTACCATAAGCTGGTGCAAGAGTATTAGCAGCCGCAAATGCCGCATTAGCTGTATCATAGGCATTGTTAGCGGTACGATAGCTTGGAGCAATTTGTGGTGCGACATTGTTTGCCGAAGCGAAGGCAGCGTTAGCGGTGTCAAATGCTACGTTTGCTGTATTGTAAACGATAGAAACATTTGAACGTGTAGCATATGTCTCAGCCGAATATGTATTGGCAGAAGCACCAACAAAATTAGTATAGCTGTTACCAGCGGCACCGACTTGCTGTGAATATGCATTACCAGCAGCAGCGTATAGTTCAACTAATGTATTAGATGCGATATATGTTGAAACAGACTGTGCGGTGTTGCCTGAAATACTCCACTGTTCGGATGCTTCGATCCAAAGCAATGCAGCATTGGCGCTCTTGTTACCACGATTGACTTCCAGACCAGCATTATCAACTGGCATGACTGACATTGGTAGATCAGCATTGAGTGTAAGGATATTATCGCCAATTTGTAGCTGTTGAGTGTTAGCAAATGTGGTTGTGCCAGAAATGGTAAGATTACCAGAGATTCCAACATCACCAGAGATTAGGCCGCCAGTTTTCTTATAGTAAGTGGCATCGGCAAATGTATTAGCGGATGCACCAACAGTCTCGGCATATGAGTTACCAGATGCACCAACAGAATTGGTATAGTTGTTTCCAGCAACACCAACCGAATTGGTATAGTTGTTACCAGCAGTTCCAACTGTATTAGCCCATGCATTAGCACCAACTGCGTTATTAGCAGCCAATACGGAAGCATAGTTATTACCAGCGGTGGTAACTGATAGCATGTAAGCATTGCCAGCAGCACCTACGGAATCGGTGTAATTGTTTCCAGCAACACCAACTGTATTAGCCCAGTTATTGGCACCTACAGCATTATTAGCAGCAAGGATTGAGGTGTAAGTATTGACTGAAAGACCAACAGCGTCGGTGTAGTTATTGCCAGCAATGCCTACTGTATTAGCCCATGCGTTCGCTGCTACAGCGTTATTAGCTGCAAGGATAGAAGCATAGGTATTTGATGATAGACCAACATGATTGGTATAGTTGTTACCGGCTGCGCCAACGGTATTGGCCCAGTTGTTTGCTCCGATTGCATTGTTAGAAGCAAGAATAGAAGCATATGTATTAACTGATAGACCGACCTGGTCTGTATAGTTATTACCAGCGGTTCCAATAGCAGTTGCTAAACTATTTGAGGCTGCTCCAACAGAAACAGTATAGTTATTACCCGCTGCACCTACGGAATCAGTATAGTTGTTACCAGCAATGCCTACAGTATTGGCCCAGTTGTTAGAACCTACGGCATTGTTAGCCACAAGGATTGATGCATAGGTATTGACAGACAATCCTACATGATCAGTATAATTGTTGCCGGCTGCACCAACTGTGTTTGCCCAGTTATTGGCACCAATAGCGTTATTTGCTACAAGAATAGAGGTATAGTTGTTACCAGCAAGACCAGTAGCATTTGAGTAAGCATTAGCCGCAGCAAAACCTACGTTAGCATTGACATAGGCTGCATTAGCCTTATCAAATGCGCTTGAAATAGTATGAATGGCATTAGCACCACCAAGGAATAGATTGTTGGTGATTAGATCAGCATTAAGAACGGCTAATGTAAAGTTGTTACCCGTATAGTCAATGTAGTTGCCATGAGGTTCTTCACTATACCCTTGGAATAGATAGTATTCCTTGCTGATATGAGAACGATATAGACCAGTGTGAACGTTAATACTTGATGCATTGACATAGTTAGCAATAAAGCCGATATCAACAAGATCGGTTGCATAGTTGTTAGCAGCAAGATAGATTAGCGAGTCGCCAACTCTTAGTGTCTGGGAATCATTGAAGAAAACGTTACCAGCAACGTAGAGATTTTGATTGATGCTAACATTACCGGTGACAGTGATTTCACCTGTAATAGTTTGATCTGGATCGTTTAGCTTAACATAAGTTGCATCGGCATATGAGTTAGATGAATTGACCATAAAGCCAGCATAGCTATTGGCTGACATACCAACTGTGTTAGCCCATGTATTTGCACCGATTGACAAAGCATTAGCATTGGCGTAGGCTGCATTAGCTAAGGTATAGGAAGCATTAACAGTTGCATATACTAAGTTCTGGACTTCCCAATTGGAATTTGTGGAAGCATAAACAGTATTGGTTAGGTCATAGATAGCGTTCTGGACAACCCAGTTAGAGTTACTGGAAGCATATACAGTATTGGTAAGATCATAAAGAGCATTTTGAACTGCCCAGTTAGAATTACCGGAAGCATAAGCGGCATTAGTCAAATCATAGTTTGCATTTGCCATAACATAGTTGGCATTTACAGTAGCGTAAACTAGATTTTGAACTGCCCAGTTAGAGTTAGCTGAGGCATATACTGTATTGGTTAGATCATAAACGGCATTCTGGACGGTCCAATTAGAATTGACCGAAGCATATACGGCATTAGTGGTGTCATAAGCCGCATTGAGTGTGGTATATCCAGCGTTAGCCATATCATAGTTGGCATTGACGGTGGCATATACAAGATTTTGGACAGTCCAATTAGAATTAGCGGAATCATATGCTGCATTGACAGTGGCATATACTGCATTGCTCAACTCGTAGTTGGCATTTGCCATTGTGTAGTTAGAATTTAGTGTATCATATGCAGCGTTGCTTAACTCATAGTTGGCATTTGCCATTGTGTAGTTAGCGTTAACCGTAGCATATACTAAGTTCTGGACGGTCCAGTTAGAATTGATTGATGCATATGCGGAATTGGTAAATGCATAGTCGGCGTTAACGGTAGCATATGCAGCATTAAGCGTTGCATATGCCGCATTACCCATTACATAACTGCTATTGACAGTAGCGTAGACTAGATTTTGAACTGTCCAGTTAGAATTAGAAGATGCATATACAGCATTAACAGTATCATAAGCAGAGTTGAGGGCAACATAGGCTGCATTGCCCATAACGTAGTTGGCATTAACTGTTGCGTAGACAAGGTTCTGGACAACCCAATTAGAATTTGCTGATGCGTATACCGCATTGATAGTATCCTGTGCTGAACCAAGATCGGTATTAGAAGCGATGTAGGTTGTGATGGTCTGTGCTACGTTTCCAGAGATTGACCACTTTTCAGCGGATTCATCCCAGAGTAGAGCAGCATTGGCTTTTAGACCACGATTGATTTCGATACCAGCATCTTCCAGAGGAACAGCGTTGAGAGGAAGATCGGCATTGAGGGTGATGATGTTATCGCCAACCTGTAGCTGTCTAGTATTAGCGTATGTAACTTCACCGACAATGAATAGATTGCCAGTAATTCCAATATCACTTGAGATTAGCTGGAGCGATGGAGATGATAGCTTAACATATGTGGCATCTGTGTAAGCATTGGCAGAGTTTGCCATATAGCCAGCATAGGAATTAGCTGACAATCCAACAAGATTAGACCAGTTGTTTGCTCCAATAGCTAGTGAGTTAGCATTGGCATAAGCTGCATTAGCTAAGGTATAGGAAGCATTTACTGTTGCATAAACAAGATTTTGAACGGTCCAATTTGAGTTTGCGGAAGCGTAAACGGCATTAGTTGTATCAAAGGCAGCGTTTAGAGCCTCGTATGAGGCATTGCCCATGACATAGCTGCTATTGACAGTTGCATAAACAAGATTTTGGACTGTCCAATTGCTGTTGGATGATGCGTAAACTGTATTGGTTAGATCGTAAAGAGCGTTCTGAACCTGCCAGTTAGAATTAGATGATGCGTAGGCTGCGTTGATTGTATGATAGGCAGCGTTGCCCATAACATAGGCAGCATTAGTGGTTGCATATAGGGTATTCTGGACTGCCCAGTTAGAATTAGCGGAATCATATGCAGCATTGGCTGTATTAAAGGCAGAGTTCAATGCTGTATAAGAAGCATTGGACATAGTGTAATCTGCGTTTACAGTTGCATAGATTACATTCTGTATATCCCAGTTTGAATTTGATGAGGCGTAAACAGCATTTACGGTGTCATATGCAGCATTAAGAGCAACATAACCAGCGTTGCCCATGACATAGTTACTATTGACTGTGGCATAGACAAGGTTCTGCACTTCCCAATTGGAATTTGCGGAAGCATAGATTGTATTTGCTAATTGATAGACAGCGTTCTGGACAACCCAGTTAGAGTTTGAGGAGTCATAAACAGAATTGGCTGTAGAATAGAGGGCATTCTGTACCGCCCAATTTGAATTGGAGGTATCGTAAACAGTGTTAGCAACTGTATAGAGAGCGTTCTGGACTTCCCAGTTTGAGTTGGCTGTAGCATATACGGCATTGACAGTATCGTAGGCTGAGTTAAGAGCAACATAAGCTGCGTTACTCATTACATAATCAGCGTTTACGGTAGCATAAACGAGGTTCTGGACTGTCCAGTTGGAATTGATAGATGCGTAGGCTGCATTAACGGTGCTATAAGCTGCATTAAGTGTAATGTAGCCAGCATTAGACATAACATAGTTAGAGTTTACAGTAGCGTAAACGAGATTTTGAACAACCCAGTTAGAGTTTGCGGAAGCATAGACCGCATTGACGGTGTTATATGCTGCATTTAGAGTCACATAACCGGCATTAGACATCGTATAGTTGGCGTTAACCGTGGCATAAACCAGGTTCTGAACTGCCCAATTTGAATTTGAAGATGCATAGGAATAGTTTGCTACGTTAGCAGCACCATTCGCATGATACCAGATTGGAATAAGGTCAGTAGCTAATGCTACACCAGCCATTGAACCAGAACCACCATTGGTGATCTGGATTCTGTTTTTAGATGTTGTGGTGACGTTTACTTTGTTATCACCGCCGGTTGTGATTTTGATTGACATAGCTTACTTTGTTACCGATGGTGTTACGTATATAACTCCTTCAATAAGTCTGGTCACCGTTTGTGTGGTGTCAGTAACTTTAACATCAAACAGGTAAGAACCTGCACGTAGATTTGCAGTATTAGACGAGTTCATTGTAAGAAGAAACTCGCCGTTTGCGGGATCATATACCGAAGCTGATAGATATGCGTATGCGTTAGGAGATACTAACGATCTTCTTAGTGCGCTACTAACAGTATAACCTAAAACATTCTGAGGAAGATTTGTATTGTCATCATTGAGGTTAATGGTAGTGGAGAAATCGCTCCCTTGGTCAATGTAAAGTTCTACGTATTCGGCCATCGAGTCTCTTTCTTTGTTTAACTACCTATTTATATTTATCTTTTGAGCAGTTCCGAAAACTCTTGTATGAATGATGGATCTTTTTCAGATAGAACCTTTAAGGAATCAACCAGGTTGGTGACAGTATCATATGCTTTTAGAAGTTCGGTTTCTTCGGTTTTCTGTATTGCCTCTGCCGATGCAGCCTGTTCTGCGATCATGGCATTCTTTAGGTCTTTAATGTCCTCAACCGTGAATGCCTTGGTATCTCCAACCAAATCTCTGAGGTTTCTCATCTTGGTATCGATATTTGGATCTTTGATTTCTTCATGGATCTTCAACCAATCAACAGGAGCATTGATCATAATTCTCTTTTCAACTTCTTCTGTAGATGGAGTTGGTGTATCATACAAGGTCATTAGAACGTCGGTTCTTGTAGCAACAGGATAACCGTCTGCATTTAGCTTAACAGAACCATCTTCGTTGAATGATGATGCCAGATCCATTTCAGTCAACTTGTCGGTGAAATAGCGAATTACTACACCGTGTGATTCCGGATCAATCTTAATGATGCGATATTGAATGTTCATTTGTTCCTCTTAAGCAACTGGGCCCGATACATGGGTGTTGTTGATGTAATTGATGTATGTATTACCTGTGATAGCATTACCTTGAGAGCCTTGGGCTCCTGTATCACCTGTGGCGCCTTGAGCACCAGTTGAACCTGTGGCTCCAGTTGCTCCAGTAGCACCAAAAGCACCGGCGCCGCCACCTGGACCACCGCCAGCACCACCGTGGTTACCTGCACCGTGACCTGAACCACCATGACCGCCAGCAGCATTATAAGCGCCGCCGGCGCCACCATGACCACCATGAACGTGTGCGTGGTGTTGGTTACCGCCATAGTGTCCGCCACCTGGACCGCCGCCGGCGCCGCCGTGATTAGCACCGTGACCTGCACCATCGCCGCCAGGAGCACCATGACCACCGGTACCTGTACCACCGCCACCACCGCCGCCACCTGCGTGGACGTTAGCACCGTGGGCGTGCTGAACACCATAAGCACCAGTGTTATAATGCTGTCCGTAGCCGTGAGCACCACCGCCACCGCCGCCGCCTCCGCCGCCACCGTTTCCTCCGTGGCCACCTGCGCCGCCGGCGCCACCGTCACCACCATCACCACCAGTGCCGCCGTCACCACCATCACCGCCTGTACCACCGACAATAGCATTTTTGTTGTTAAGAACGATAGCAACACCTGTAGCAGCGTCGGCTACGAATGATGTACCACCAGTACCTCCTGTAGCACCTGTGCCGCCTTTGGCTCCCGTGCCACCAGTGCCGCCTGTAACACCTGTACCGCCGGTACCACCTGTACCACCGCCACCACCATGGTTGCCTGTATTAGTATGACTAGCGCCGTGACCACCGTGACCACCAGAGCCATTACTACCTGTAGTTCCTTGGCCGCCTGTAGTTCCTGTAGAACCTTTGGATCCTGTAGAGCCTGTAGAGCCTTTATTACCTTTTGAACCTGTAATAGTAGAATTGTTCTCAATATAGATCCATGTACCAGGAGTCCATGATGAATTTGTTCTGAAAGCTGGAGTCGTTGGTGTTGAAGCTGAAACAGCAGCATTAACAAAGCAAAGAACATTTAATGGATATGATGGACTACTTACAGAAGAATATAGATCAACGTCACTTGTGTTTGCGCTGATTATAACTACCTTAGTTGGTCTAACAATCGGTGCTAGAAACATATATTATTACCTCACATCTGGTAGGTATGAACCGTATAGATTTGTACCGTCACATACGAATGAGAACAAATCACGACGATTTGCTGTGGAGGTGAGAGTTGGTGCAACACCAGCAGGCCATTTGAATACGGAGTTCCAAGTTAGTGATCTGCCACCTGAACCATCTTGTACCACATGGAGTATATATGTACCAATTTTGAGATTGGTCGGTGCAGCCATTGTTCTAGAACCACCTAGTGTAACTGTAGCAACTGAACCAAGAGAAACGTCCCAGTTAATTGTCGAACCGTCGGTTAGTGTTTGGTTGGCAATGTTAGCATCAATTGTAACGGTGCCGGTGAATGTTGGACTAATCTTAGTGGCATATGTAGCAATTGAATATGTATTTACGGCATTTGACCATGCATTAGCTGACGCACCAACTGTGTTTGACCATGAGTTAGCAGAACGTGATACAGTATTTGACCAACCATTTGACGCCAGACCTACGGCATTTGACCATGCGTTAGCAGAAGCAACCGAAATCTGTGCATTGCTGTTAGCAGCAGTCACATAAGATATAGCAAGTCCATGAACTGTATTAACAACTAGAGCCGAAGCAACGTTTCCAGAAGCGGAATCATTGACCGATGAAGATGTTAGAATGTTGATAGTAAGATTACTTGATCTAGAAGCGAATGATGGAATAGATACTGTATTAGCATTTGATGTATTACAGAAAATCAACTTGTCGTTTAGAGCAACAACGGTTGAGTTTGTGACTGTTCTCCAATAATCAAATGTATCTGTGAGTGCGACGTTTGCTAATGCCATCTTATCTTCTCGCTAATCCTTTAAGTAAATCTTTGATCTCGTTGATATCAGTTTTCAACTCGTTTATCTGTTCTTGTATCTTGTCTACCGCCTGCTCTTTTCTTTTGCGTTTCTTATAAGCGGCTAGAGCATCGTTATCTTTATTTATAAGAAATCCTTCAGCGGTCCTATAGATTCCTGGTCTGTCGGTTCTTTTATCTGGTTCTCGAATCTCTGTCACTTCCTGCATTTCTTTCTGTTATGAGATTTAGTATAACGTTACGTTCGTTCTCTGGTGTAAGTTCTTCCTCAATATCGGTACAACCATGCACCTCAATAAGTTTAGAAACGATATCCAACCATAACTCGGCAGTTTCTCTATCATAGCCTATCAAGGTTATAATTCTTCTACCGAGTTTCTTTAGTATTGATGGTGGAGCCACCGTGCAACCTAATAGAACATGATGATCGGTAACGGTTACTGGGTAATCAAAACCAAGACCAAGTAATGGCTTTCTGGTGACTACCGTGTGACCATACAATCTAATACACTCATAGATGTAAGCATTACCATAAACTTTACAGTTATCATAGATTTCAGCATTGTTACATACAATGGCATTGTCATAGATTTCAGCGTTCTCATATATCTGGGCATTGTTCATGACCCTGGCATTACCATATACTTTACTGAAACCACTTACTCTGGCATTGTCTCTAATCGAGGCACTATCATATACCATGGCATCACCATAAACTCTTGAACCAAGGCATACTGTAGCATTACCGAATACGGAAGCACCATCATTGATGATAGAACTACCGCTTACTTGAGCATTTTCAAAAACTCTGGCATATGGACCGACATAGCAAGTATCATCAACCGAAGCTGTGTTGGCCACCCAGCCACCACCACGAGGGTGGCGGTGTGCTGGTACTGGTCCGTTTCCAAAGTCATATTCTTCTACTTCACTAAAGTCATTTTGTAGATCAAATTCAATTTCCATTATTCACCTTATATCTGTAGTGCAATTGCTCTCAAGTCACCAACACGAGGATAAACCGCTGTGTTGTTCTGTGTATTGACAATACCAATCTTGACAGCGAAATACTTATAACCTGTGAACTTAACGCCAGCAGAGTTAGTGTATTCAACCTCACCATTGGTGCCTGTCAAGTTAGCAGTAGCAAAGCCGTATGTATATTCCTTGAAGTCATTTCTGAAAGCAAGTGATGAATAGACATCGCCTGAGGTTCTTGATAGTTCGATCCATGGTGCATTTTCAAATAGTGTGGAATCTTCACGATGTAGGATCTTGATCCAAACCTTAACATCTGTGTTTGGTGGACGATATGCAGTTAGAACTACCTGGATATCTTCTGCGTCCTGACCTTCCGCAAGTGTAACAGTTCTGGAGATGTATCTATTAATTAGTTCACCACCAGAAGCGGCTGTTTCACCACCAGAGTTGGCAGTAATGACGTTATCAAGATAGATTGTGTGTGTTCTACCCATATCTAGGACAGGTGAAACACCAGTCTTGCCAGATAGGAATGTTGCTCTAACTTGATTTGATCTAGCACCACCAAGGACGGCTGTTTCATTGCTCTTAGAATGTAGAGCCTGTTCGGCATCATAGTAGTATGTTTCTGATGGCTGAACGGAAACGTAAGAACCTTCTACGCTGGTGTTTGAGTAAGAACGCATCTGGAACTTTAGGTCAGTGTCTTTGAATGACATTGTGCCTGGCTCAAATGAGATAGCAGAGTATCTATAGTTCTTAACTTCACCGATTACGGCATTGTAATCTGGGTTGGTGATGCTAAAGATATAGTCATTGGCACTAAAGTTACCGTCAGAGTTGGTCAACTGTGCGATGCTGTAAGTGATAGCAGCATTTGTGGTTGGACCATCAACATAGTAGTTTAGAACACCACGGCCATATGAAACAGAGGTAACGTTAGCTGAAATGCCACGATAGACATTGTTAGCAGCATAGACGTTAATTGTTTCACCAACGGAGTATCCAGTGTTAGACATTGAATAGGTTGAGCCGTTGATTGCAGATACGGAAGAGTTCGCAAGAGATGTTACACCCTTTAGAATATCTGTAGTCTGAATTGTTCCGTTTGATGATAGAACAAGTTTAGCGCCAGTGGTGAATACATCACCCTGTCTTGGCTTGAGGCTCTTTGTTCTGCTTGATAGTAGCAGATTTTCAACAGGCTTGTTACCAAGAATAGCTTCACCTTCTGTATTAACAGCAAAGTTTGCTCTATAGAACTTACAAGTTAGATCAACGTCGGCAATGATATCCCAGTTGATGTTATTGTTAGTCTGGAAGAATGTACCAGTATTACGACGGTTGTTAAACTGACCCTTGCCATTAAGATCGGTCTGACCCAACTTGGCAGTCCAGAAATATGTATCTGGGTTACCATCGACAGGGTGAATGATAAAGGCATACATTGTATTGTGATACAAGAAGATTGGTGCCTTAAACTTAACGTTTAGAGGATTAGTCTTACCATCTGTAGAGATTGGAATCTGTGTAACATCTTCGTACCAAACCTCTGAGAATGGTACCTGGTTGCGGGTGATTGTACCACCAGCGGTCATTTCACGGATTTCAAACCAAATACCCTTGTCTCTGATACGAGAAACGAAAACATCAACAGAGGTCAGGAACATGCCTTCTTCACCATCGGGTGCCAGTGACAAGAATGAGTAAGCGGAACAATGCTTACCTCTTGGTGGAGGTGGTGGTGGAGCGGCAATATCTTGGAATGCGTTGCTGCTATATGTTTCTTCAATTTCCTTATCGTAGTAATCGATATGTCTTGATGAATAGATTGTTTTCTGTTTTGTTACTGCGGTGCCAGAAGCAAAGAAGAATGAACGACCACCAGTTGATAGATCGTCAGATGCACCAAGCGGTGAAACCGATGCTTCATTGACTGGTACGAATGTATCTGCAATAACCAAAGCACGACTACCTGTGCGGAATTTCTTCTCTGGTGGTAGACGCAACTGGAAGTATAGAGTGCCATTTTCGTCAGTAACAAGATCAGAACCTTCGGCAGACCATGGACCTTCTGGTAGTGTATTCTCAACACCATCAGTAATAGCGGTATACTGATCTGAGGTGATTGGTCTTGAATAAGCTGACATTGGCTCATTGTCAAAGAATGACCAAACCTTGGTGAATGGCTTCATTGAGGTACATGCTACAGTAATAACCTGTGGACGAATGTAAGGAACCACCTCTGTATTGATGATCTTATATCCGCTTTCGGCACTTTGTGTCTGGTCAGACATCCAGTGTTCTGTACCGGTACGGACATTGTTATAGATGGTTTCAATAGAAACACCACGACCATTACCTGGTGGGTTTAGAGAGTTAGCAACGTCTCTGGCTTCGTCGTATGTTCTATAGAGATTGCCGTAGTTATAGGCGCTTCTATTTGAACCGTTACCTGTGTAAACACGGTAACCAACAACATACTTGTTCCAAGCATTCCATTCGGTGCTGGTTAGAACGGATTGGTTAGTTAGAACGTTTGTCTGTGTCCAGGTGCCGAGATTGATTTGCTCGTCTGGTGCGGTTGTAACGTCAACCCAAACGTCCTGCTCTGGGAACAATCTAACCTGACCAACGAATAGCCAGTCACGGCGTTCGACGTTACGATCAGAGGTTACCCATGACTGATTCCATAGAAGTTCTTCGGAATATGTTAGTGTAACAAGGTCATCATTCTTGACGGTGTTTGTGCCACTGACATAATCATAGCCGAATGAACTCATGGTGTATAGTGGTCGAAGAACCTTTTCTTCTGGATCCACACAGATATGATGATCATTATTATATGTGGCTGCTAGTGACTGATCACGGAAGGAATCTGTAAAGATACCATTCTTAAATCTGTCAAGACCATTATCATCAAGAATTAGCAGGTCATTAGCTGCCTTCTCCAAGATTGACAATGATGTATAGTATTCAAGATTGACAATACGCTGCTTAAGTGTACCAATGTCACGCATGGTAAATCTGGCGTTTGACATCTTCTTGGTTGATGTTGCTAGATCGGAGC